GGAGCTGCTGTCGGAACAGCTGCTGCTTGTCCGGTACAGAGGCCGCTGCTCCCAGATACGCTTTGAGCTTTCCCTTATCCGGGAACAGGCCGGTGTGCTGGAAAAGTATGATGAGCTTGTTTACTGGCTGGAAAGGCCGGAGGAAAGATACCCGGCACAAACGGATAAAGAGCTTGAAACCCTGCTGTGCGCCATTCCCAAGCAACTGAGCGATATGCTGTACACTGACCTCTGGAGCAGCGGGATTCCCGTTGTTCTCACTTCGGGTACGCTGTCGGCAGCCGGGAGCTTTGAACATATCAAGAACAAAATGGGCCTTGATCGGGTGCGCTCTTTGATGGAAACCAGCAAGCCATCACCTTTTTGCCACCGGGAGAATGTCCTTTTATACATCAGCGAAACCGTGCCCTTTCCCAACAATCAGGACAGTGAATATATCACTGCCGTGACAGAGGAAGCCGGACGGCTGATTCAGGCATCCCAAGGCCATGCCGTCTTGTTGTTTACCTCCTACAAAGCGATGGATCAGGTGTTTACGCTTATGGAGCGCCAAAACCTTGACTTCCCCCTGTTCCGTCTTGACAGGAGCGGCATCGCTGCCATTGAGCGGTTCCGAAAGAGCGGAAACGGTGTATTGTTCGCAAGTGGCTCTCTGTGGGAGGGCATCGACCTTCCCGGCGATATTCTTTCCCTTCTGATTATTGTCAAACTGCCCTTTGCGGTGCCCGATCCCGTCAGCGAGTATGAGCAGACGCTGTACCCTAGCATGGAAAAGTATAAAAACAATGTGCTGGTGCCTGAAATGATTATTAAGCTCAAGCAGGGCTTTGGGCGACTCATCCGGCGGGAAACCGATACCGGCGTCGTAGCCCTGCTGGACTGCCGGGTACGTGAAGACGGTCCATACCGGACACGGGTGCTCCGCGCCCTGCCCAACTGCCATATAACCTCCAACCTGGAGGACGTGGAAACCTTTATACAGAGCAAAAAAGGGCCGGATTACTTCGTGTAGTCCGGCTCCCTTACCTTTTAACGGACGTATTCCCAACTTGGGAATATGCGGACTATTTCAGAAAAGGAGGCGCAGGCCATGAATTCGGGAGCATGTAATGAGTTAGTGGACATACGGGATATCTCGGTAGATAAAAACCTTTCCAAAGAGGAACGGATTGCGGAATATGTCCGGCAGATCAAAGACCCTTACAACTTTAAATGCGGAAATTTCACCGTCCGGGCACGGTTTGCCGATAACGGCGTCACGCTGGAGGACTGCCTGCAAAGGCTTTTGACCGAATGAAAAAAGCAGCCCGCAAAATGGACTTTCTCCCTGTGTGGTGGTAATGTAGGCATTGGAAAAGGAATGAAAAAAACAGAATGACACGACAATGCCTGATCACCCTTTGATTTGCGGGGAAAGACCGTAACTTTTCAAAGGAGTGATTTCTATGTCTGAAAAACAGTACAAAGCTGTGAAATATATACGCCTGTCCTATACCGATGACAAGGACAACGAAAGTGACAGTGTGGCCAACCAGCGCAAGCTCCTGGACAGCTTCATTGAGAACCAACCCGATATGGAAGCGGTATCAGAGAAAGTAGACGACGGCTGGAGCGGTATTCTCTTTGACCGCCCGGCTTTCAAGGAAATGATGACAGAAATTGAAGCAGGAAATATCAACTGTGTCATCGTCAAAGATTTATCTCGCCTGGGGCGCGACTACATTGAAACCGGACGCTACCTGCGACGCATCTTCCCCGCCTATGGGGTAAGGTTCATCGCCATCAATGACAACATCGACACCCTGAAGGACAGCGGCGACGATCTGGTGGTTTCGGTCAAGAGTATTATCAATGACGCCTATTGCCGGGATATCTCCGTGAAAACCCGCAGTGCCCTGTCCGTCAAGCGGAGCAACGGGGATTATGTGGGAGCCTGCACCGTCTATGGATACAAAAAGTCGGAGGAAAACAAAAACCGGCTGGAAATAGACGAATATCCGGCAGGCGTGGTGCAGAGCATTTTCAAGATGAAGCTGGACGGCATGAGCGCTGCCAGAATCGCGGACGAACTGAACAGCCGGGGCGTTTTATCCCCGCTGGCATATAAAAAAGACCGGGGCCTGCCGCACCCAAAGAAAGGATACGCGGATAAGCCCGACGCCAAATGGTCTGCCACTACGGTCATCCGTATCCTGAAAGATGAAACCTATACCGGAACGCTGCTTCAGGGAAAACAGGGCACCTTCAACTACAAGCTGAAAGACCTGATCGACAAGCCGGAAAGCGAATGGGTACGCACAGAGGATGCCCACGAAGCCATTATCCATAGACAGGATTTTGACCTGGTACAGCGGCTGCTGCGGCTGGATACCCGGACTTCGCCGGGAAGCGATGCGGTACAGCTGTTCTCCGGCGTCCTCATCTGCGGTTGCTGCGGAAGCCGCATGACCCGCAAAACCGACCGTTACAAAGACACGGTTTACCACTATTACTATTGCCCCACGGGAAAGAAAGGCGGCTGTAACTCCCCCGCCAGAATCAAGGAAAGCGAACTGACGGACTGCGTATTGGAAAGCCTGAAAGCCCATATCCGCAATGTCGCTTCCCTGGAAGCCCTTTTGGAAAGCAGCGACAGCAAAGCCATGGAGAGCAGCCTTGCTCGCCGGATAGAGGCGCAGATTGCCGAAAATGAGCACCAACTGAAACAAATCGGCGGTTTTAAGTCCACCCTGTACGAAAACATGATAAAGGGCATTATCTCCACAGAGGACTACAAGACCTTCCGGGCAAAGTATGTCGAGGATGGAAACCGCCTGCAACAGGCTGTTTCTACACTCCGGCAGGAGCTTGAAAACCTGCGGAACCATAAAAGCGGACGTCTGCTCTGGATGGAGCATTTCAAGCGCTTTGAGGGGCTCACGGAGCTTGACCGGAAAACCGTGGCCCACCTGATTCAGTCCGTTAATATTATGGGCAAGACAGAGCTTCAAATCACCTTCAACTACCAGATGGAGTATGAGAAAGCCTTAGCCGCCTGCGGTGAAGCCATCTCAGCAAAGTCTGCCGGAACGGAGGTGGCGTAATATGGCAAGGAAAAGCAGAAAAAACATAGAAGCTGTTTCGGACATGATATACGCACAGCCCTTTTACAATGTAGGAGCCTATATCCGCCTTTCGGTGGAGGGCAACAAGAAAAAGGGCGATTCGCTAGAAACGCAAAAAAGCATCCTGAAAAGCTATATTACCCTTACGCCGGGCTTGAAGCTGCATGATTACTATATCGACAACGGTGCCACAGGCACGAATTTTGAGCGTCCCGCCTACAAACGGATGCTTGCGGACGCGGAAAACGGCGTCATTAACTGCGTTATTGTCAAAGACCTGTCCCGGCTGGGCAGAAATGCCATCGACACCGGATATTACATTGAGAAGTATCTGCCGTCGCTGAAGGTGCGTTTCATTGCCATCAACGACGGTTTTGACACCAACAGCGTGAACCCCGGCGACGGGATCATGCTTCCCCTTAAAAACATGATCAACGAAGCTTACGCATTGGATATCGGCAGAAAAATCAAGGCCCAGCAGCGCCAGAGTATGAAGGAAGGCGAATTCGTCGGTGCAAGGCCGCCATATGGCTATCTCAAAAGCCCCGACAACTGCCACAAGCTCATCATAGACGAGGAAACCGCGCCGGTGGTGCGCCAAATTTTCCAGTGGGCCTATGAGCAGGTGGGATTGAACGAGATTACCCGCCGTCTGAATGAAGCGGGTATCCTGACACCCAGCCACACCAAAAAAGCGTCCGGCCTCATAAGCCATGAAAAGCTGATTGGGAAAAACGCCTGGCAGACCAGAACGGTGGGCAAAATCCTGTCCTGCGAGGTCTATACCGGCGATCTGGTGCAGGGGAAAACCAAAACCGTCTGCCATAAACAGACCTATGCCGACGAAAGCAATTGGATCAAGGTTGAGAACACCCATGAAGCCATTATCAGCCGCGAAATGTTTGACGCAGTGCAGGCTTTCCGCAGGCAGGTAGCGGAGGAAGCAATCCAGACACCTAAAAAGCCCTACACACCAAACATGTTCAAGGGAAAAATCTTTTGCGGGCATTGCGGCGGGAGCCTGCACCGTCAGCGGTGTGAACGGAAGGACAGCAAGGATGTCTACCTGTTCCACTGCCTGTCCAACAGCCGCATTGCAAGGGGCTCCTGTATTCCGTATTCTCTTCTGGAGAACGAACTGCTGTCCTCGCTTTTGACCATCATCCAGAAACACGCCGATGCCGTTATCGGCAAGGCTGTCCGGCTGAAAAAGAACAAACCGGTCCTGGAAGCCGGACGCGTCGCTGTAAAGTCTGAGCTTACCGCCCTGCGGCAGGAGCTTGACCGGGATAGGCGGTTTGTGAAAAGCCTGTATGAAAGCCTTGTGACCGGTATTATCACCAGTGATGAATACCGCCAAATGCACGCTGGTTATGAATCCAAAATAGCTGACAGGGTTGCTCGCGTGCAGGAACTGGAGCGCAGGCAAAATGAATTGGAAGCGCTGGCCACGGAATACCTCGTTCTGTCCGATTTGATCGGAAGCGTAAAAGGCAAAGAGGATATTACGGCGGCCCTGATTGATCGGTTGATTGACAGGATACGGGTATTCTCCGACAGGCACATTGAGGTTACATTCAGCTTTGAAAGCGGATTTGAGCGGCTTGGGGAGGTGTGCGGTCAATGAGTAGATATGTGATTGCCATGTATATCCGCCTGTCAATGGAGGATGTGAAAACCGATAGCCTAAGTATCCCCAACCAAAGGCTTCTACTGGGCAGGCACATTGACACGCTGGAGCAAAATGATGTGGAAGTCCTGGAATTTGTGGACAACGGATATTCCGGCGTGAACTTTGAACGCCCCGCCGTGCAGGAACTGTTAGAGCTTGTGCGTCAGAGCAAAATCGACTGCATTATCGTCAAGGACTTCTCCCGGTTCGGTCGAAACAGTATTGAAACCGGTTATTTCATTGAACAAGTATTTCCGCTGTTCCATACCCGCTTTATCTCGGTAAGCGATAACTTTGATTCCAACGATTACAAAGAGGACACGGGCGGGATGGCAGTTGCCTTCAAGTACCTGATGCACGAATATTACAGCCTGGATTTGTCCCGCAAAACGAAAAGTGCAAAATACACCAAAATGAGGCGCGGAGAGTATCAGAGCGTAGTTTGCTGCTACGGCTACAAAAAAGGTGCAGATGGCCGTCTTGAAATTGATGAGGAAGCCGCGACAGTGGTGCGCAGAATATTTATGCTGGCACTTGAGACAAAAAATGCCCAGGAGATTGTAAAGGCGCTGTATGCTGACGGGATACCCACACCTGGCGAATACAGGGCGGCGAAAGGCAAGGGCTTCCATGACATTTCAAGGTGTGCCGGTATCTGGCAACGGTCGGCGGTGCTTCGGATTCTGACCGACGAGCGGTATATCGGAACCTATATCATGGGCAAGCGCACCCTGAAAGAGGTTGGTGGTAAACGGTCAAGGCTCAACGATGAAAGCGAATGGATCAAAATCCCCAACCACCATCCCGCTATCATAGAAAAAGCGGTATATGAACAGGTGCAGGCCAAGCTGCTTCATTTCAAATGCGACAAGCACAACCGGGAATATATCTTGCGCGGCAAAATCGTCTGCGGCTGCTGCCTGCACTCCATGCAGAGAGCACTACGAAAAGAGGCGGCCTTCGTCTGCCGGTATACCAAAGTGGATGCTTTGGCACCCTGCCACGGTATGGAGATCAAGGAGCGGGAGCTTGAAACCCTTCTGTTTGACATTATTTCCAAGCAGGCACAGGTCATTTTAAATACCGACAGTTTGAACGATATTAACCAAATGGAACTGCGCTCCGAGCAACAGGCGGAATACAGGAAGCTCATAAGCAGGTGCCAAGATAACAAACGGAGCCTGTATGAGCAGTATGTCATGCAGGAAATCGACGCCGGGCAGTATGCGGCACAAAAAGCCGGATTGGACACGGAGCTTAACCGGCTGAACCGCGTGTATACCACCCTTTCTGCACAGGTCGCTAAATTAAAGGCCGACTGTGATGAAAAAAATAAAGCGCGGGAAATCGCCGGAGACATCGCAAAGGAAACCGGCCTGACGCAAGCACTCATGGACTTGCTTATCGACAAGGTATATATATATCCGGGAAACCGGGTTGAAATCAGCTGGAAAGTGACGGACTTTTCAGACTTTCAGAACAGGAGGGATACGCATGGAGAAGAAAGAAAAACGGGTTGCCATCTATTGCCGCGTAGCGACCGCAGACCAGTTGTCGCTGGAATCTCAAAAAGAGTACCTGCGCAGATATGCCCATGAACACGGATATGATAACCTTGACTTTTACCTGGACAATGGATACAGCAGTTTGAATTATGACAGGCCAGCATTTTCAAAGCTGGAAGCTGATATACAGGCCGGACGTGTTGGGGCGGTCATTGTCCGCAATGTGGACCGCGTCGGGCGCAACATCTTTGAAACCGCATATTGGATTGAGCAGATTAGAAAGAAAGGAATCGCTTTCGTTGCAGCAGATGTGACCTTCAATGAAAACATTTTGCAGAATTTGGGATGCCTGAGTAAAAACATAAAGGAGTACAACCGCCATGGGCATAAAGACCATACCGGCAGAAGAATACGTAAGACAGCTTTTAGGAGATAAGGAGTTTATCACTTCTGATGACATCCCTCTGGATAATGATTTTGATTTTGTGATGACGCTAATGATTACGGCTGAATATGATTACCAGAGTAGCAATTACCGGCTACAGCTGTTAGATGGCAGCGTATGCAGGAACGGTTATACCATTCCGAACATGCAGATACGAAAAAAAACCTAAATTATTTTTCGGTGTGTACTTGACATACGGGTGTCTTAGGGTATGGACGGTTGCCTTTACATCTACACCGGACTTTTTAAGATACTTTTTAAACATATCCTGAACCCCTCTTCTAGTTATGTGTGATCCTTTTTCCATACCTTCAAACAACCAGTATTGGGGCCGATACCGTTTCCAATATTCCCGGAGCATTTCCAGGTTAGCCTGGGAAAGCAGCGCATATCGATCTTTTTTACCCTTGCCCTGGTCAATGAAGATACGCATATTCTTGCTGTCGATGTCGGACACTTTTAAGGATACAATTTCAGAAAGGCGTAGACCCGAGCCGTAAATGGTCATGAGGATACACTTATGTTTTAGATTATCTGCTGCATTAAGGATCGCTTGAACCTGATCTTTTGCAAGAACATTGGGAAGGACATAAGGTTGTTTCAGACGTGGCACTCTTTTGTAATTGAGATTTTGTTCAAGGGTTACATCGTAAAGGAACCGGAGGGCACAGTTAGCCATATTAACAGTTGAAGTGCTGAGCATTTTGTCATTTCTAAGATAGTGCAGGTACTCTCTGATCTCATGCTCTCCAAGATCGGTAGCCGGCTTTTTGTAGTACTCCTGGAATAGATTAATTCTTTGAGCGTATTGCTTTCCAGTGGCCTTGCTGAGTCCGCGAAGTTCAATGTCGTGAATCAGCTTCTCGATAATTTGTTGTTGATTCATGTTTTAACTCCTTAAAATTAGATTTGCATAAACATGCTATCTAATTCTAAGGCATGCAATATGGAAAAAGGAACAGAGACCAATTGATTTCGACTGTAAGGTACTACAGGTCGGCAACGAGGGGACCACCGCGGCAGCGGTTTAGTTCATTATTTCTTTTCTACGTAAACACCGGAAGTAAGACTTGGCGAATGCAGTTTATATTTAATGCAGTATGGCTCTGGCAAAATGAGCGAGTATGATAGAAAAATCAAAAATTGGTTAGTCTATTACTAGAATCGACCGCCTATTACAAAATGACAAGTCTATATAGAAAGTACAAATATATAAAGGTTTTGTAAATCGATATGAGTAAAAATACAGGAAATGAACATGGTCACGCTTATAACGATAATTTAGATGCATATAGCCTCGCCAGTATTGGTATTGGTGGAGTGATAGGGGCTGGTTTTTTCCTTGGCTCAAGCCTTGCGATAAATCAGGCCGGTCCGTCGGTCATAATAGCTTTCCTGCTCGGTGGGATAATTATGGCCCAGGTCCTTGGAGCAATGACAAGCTCATTGATTGATATCGTAAATGGTGTCATTAAGAAAGAAGATTATTTTTCTGATGATTGGGATCTATATACAGGGGTAAATGCAGAAAATGATCAGGAACTAATATCCGAAGAGGATTGCGGAGAGAACTGTGATGAACATTTGGAAAGTACTGGGATAAAGTCGGAACATTTTGTCAATAAGGATTTTTGTACAAGGTAAGAAAAGGTTCATATGTAGTGAGGCGAAATGGTACAAGATACTGTTTATACATTAGGGTTAACTGAAAAAGTCCATTTTTTCAAACAAACGCTTTTTCCTGCATCC